ATCCACATATTTGCAGCGCCGAATTGAGGAAGTTTGCCTTTGTTCGAGCAGTCGGCAATGCGGCTGCTTGTGGGGCCACTTCCGTGTGTGTTCTGGACAATAGGACGAGATACAGCAATCTCCTTTCTATCTTAGATCCCACCTCCAGCCTCAAAGTTCACAATCTGTGGTCCAACGCAGATAGTGGCGTTCGGTCGGAGGTTTTGCCCGCCACGGGCGTCGATCCAACTCTCATGGATTTTGACTGCTTGATAGCCCTTGACACATACCAATATCAAGGAGCCGCGTTTTGTCTGCAACACGTGGTCAATTTCATGAAGACGCCGTCAGGTGGTGTTCGTAAATATGGCAAAGGAGTCATGTATTGGATTGGGTGGCGCTTGTCGGGCCCTGCAGGCACAACTTGCCTCGAAGGGGGGTGGAAGCGTAAGAATGGACAAGTCATTTTTCGGCCTGATGCTGTCAGTCCGACACCGCGTGTCCATCCCACCGTGGATTGGATCCACGAATCGGGCAGCCAAGATGTTACTTCATCTTTTTCTTCAGCAGGGACGGCCCATTTGGCTTGGAGTGTTCACCGTGCATATCGCGCTGGCTCGATTCTCCATATCATTCGCTTCGACATGAACACCAGTGAAAGCCATTGTGTTCCCAATGTCCCGCTTCCTCAAATGATCCAAATGAAGTATTTTCCTTGTCTTCCTGACTGGATGGCATCGTACGCGGGGCTTTTTGCCCGCCTGCCAAAATGGATCCGCCCTCAGAAGATCAGTGTCATAGCGCCAAGTGCGCTTCCAGGCGAGACGGCCACTTGGATCGGCTCGAAAACCAGCGGCCCGTGGACCTTGGGCGGCCTGACCACACATTTATCGTCAAATGTCTTACGCACGCCAGAATACGTTTTGCTCCAGAAATTGTTTCCTGTTGAGCTGTTCAACACGCCCTTAGAGATCAGTACCGCTGCCGTGCGTTATGTCATGCCTCGCAATTATAATGCCATTACCGCTTTGACGACCTCCACGGGAGGCCTTTTGAGCGACTATCAGGCCGCCGCAAGTGCCTATCCCGGTTGTGCAAAGCCCACTTCTATGACATGGACCAAGACTTTCAAATGGGCTGGGTTCGCAGCTCTCGGTGTGGCCGGAATGTGCATTCTTCCCCATTTCCTTAAGAAAATCGGGCTCTCGTCACGTGTTGCCAGCGTGACCAACGATCTGATAGAGTTGCCCGAGAAAGTCTACAATAGTGTCGATCAGAATCGAATTTCGCCCTTAATCAGCCGAAACATGGAGTGGATCATGGCTTGCATAGTAGCCCCTTTGCTGGAAGAGCCTCTCAAACGTCTCCATCCCGCCGCTTCCATGGGTCTCGCCATGGCAGAAGTGGGGTGGCGAGCAGACGTTCCACCGTTAACCAAGGTCCTCCATTGGATGAAACATGAATGGTTCACATGGTTGCCCTTAGGCTGGGGCATGTTCTTCCATGCCGCCCACAACATGTGCGTTTTGAAAGGCTGGGATCCCACTGCAGCGTTTTTGGGAATTTTGCTGCTTCAGACCTGCATCCGCAAGAAAACTCACGCCAAGCCCATGTCTCTCGCCAGCTTGTATCTTCACGAGCAGATGGGTGCTTATGCCCCTGTTGCCGAGGAAACTTTTCTCCCGATAGGCGCCCATCCTTTTCCTCCTGAGTTGTCGCGCATCAAGCGCCGCTTATTGCCCATGTGCGAGATGCCACCAATAGATCCCAACATTGGCATTATTCTTCCTATTCCTGAGTTCACTAACATGCCCAACAACCGCACTTATTCTTCCATTTTTCCCATTGGAAATATAGGCATGCATGTCCCAGCAAAAACAGATAGCAATCTCGAGGCAGTCCTTTATGCCCGCATTCTCCGGTCACCCCCCATGGAGCCCCAAGAACAATTGGCCAATTGGCGCACTCGGGTTGTCTGTGACCATTTTCATCGGCTGGTTGCTCAGATTGCCCCCGGACCAGTGATCGTTCCCGAAGACCACGAACAGGAGTGGCTTAATCATTTCCCAAATGCCCGGCAACGCAAGAGATACATCAAAGCTCTTGCTGACAAATATCTTTTCAGCCACCATGAACGCATTCGCTTAGCATCCCGGACAAAGATTCAAGTCAAATTGGACGAGATGCTTATCAAGCTGTTCTGGGATTTGAAAGCCCGTGCCTTGTGGAACGTTAACCCAAACGTTCAAGCCATTGTCGGTCCTGCCATTTATGAATATTCGAAACGATTCAAGCAGGCATTCAATCAATCCCAAGTGTATCTTTTTCCCGGCCCTGGAGACTGTTTGTGGGCTGTCACCATCACCTATGGTGGTGCCTACACTGATGCTCAGCTAAGCCAATGGTATAATGAATGCAGATTTGGCATCGGCCCGCGCACGATACACATCATTGTCGGAG